ACATAGAAACTGCATACTTTGCGGGCGGAGAGCCCTTGATTACAGAAGAACATTATGTTATACTTGAGGAGATGATACGTTCAGGTAGGACAGATATTCAGTTAAGTTACAATACCAATCTTAGCAATTTGAAATTTAAAGACAAAGATTTACTAAGCCTTTGGAGTAAGTTTAAAAAGCATATTATGATTTACGCTAGCGTAGATCATTATGGTGATCGTGCTGAATACATTAGAAGCGGAACTAATTGGGGAGTCGTAGAGAACAATTTCTTGACAGCTAAAAAGACACCGTACATTCATTTACAAATGAATACGGTACTGAGTGTATTCAATTGTTTAACTATACATGAATTCTATCAATATTTGATAGACAAAGAATTGTACAAACCAAAAGACAATGTATATAGCTTGTATAACATGTCAACACCAGAACACTTGTCATGTCACATATTACCTAGTCATTTAAAAGATCGTGGTAAAGTAAGTTTGGAAAGAGCTATACAAGTGATGAAAGACAACAAGTTTACTAGCGGTAAGATAACCGAATTAGAAAAGTCTATTGGTTGGATCTACGCTAAAGATACATGGGATATAGAAAAAAGAAAATTCCAAGAAGAATTGACACGATTAGACAGAATCAGAGGGGAAAGCTTTGAGAAAACATTTCCTGAGTTAGTAGAATTATTACCATTTAACAGAAAAAGATTATTCCCCATATGACAATTAACTTAAACAAAGAATATTTGCTTAATGAAAGCAAAACATTTTGCATGTTTCCTTGGATGCATTTGAACGTAACACCCAAGGGAGATATCTACCCATGCTGTTCAAATGACTATACAAAGCCGTACGGAAATACTAAAGAAACGACACTAAAAGAAGCATTCAATAATCCGCAAATGAAACAATTACGTTTAGATATGTTGAATGACAAGCCTAATTCAATGTGTGATTTCTGCTACAAGCATGAAGATTCAGGTCCGCATAGTTTTAGAAACTACAGCAAAGAACAATTTGGCAAACGATTTGATGAAATTGTTCCTACAACATTAGAAGACGGAACAGTTCCTGACTTTAAGATGCACTATTTTGACATTCGTTTCAGCAACATTTGCAACTTCAAATGCAGAACATGTGGTAGTGAATTCAGTAGTCAATGGGGAGCAGAAATGCGAGCCAATCATGATCCTAAGCACCCTATTGTAATTCATGCTGATTCAAAAGGTAATCTACTAAATGAAGTATTAGAGCAAGTAGAACATATTGACCTAGCTTACTTTGCAGGTGGCGAGCCTACACTAACCGAAGAGCATTATATCATGCTTGAGGAGATGATTCGCAAAGGCCGTACTGATATTACGCTCAGATACAACACGAACGCTAGCAATATCAAGTTCAAAGACTATGATTTGTTAGACATGTGGAAACACTTTAAGAAGATTGAGTTATCCTGCTCAGTAGATCATTATGGCGAACGAGCAGAATGGTTGCGTAGTGGAACTGATTGGGGTGTAGTTGAATCTAATTTGTTAAAGTTCCGTGACTTAGACTATGTTTCATTCCAAATGAACACAGTGTTCAGTATCTTCAATTACAGTACAATCGGCGAATTCTATCAATATCTGAAAGATAAGGGAATCATTCGCAGAGAAGATTGGTACCATAGTCTATATCTCGCAGTGCATCCTAGCTATTACTGTGCAAAATCATTGCCCAAATCAATGAAAGTTGAAGCCGCTAGTAAAGCAATGGCGTGGGCAAACAATAACACACAAGATGGAACAAGCTTATCACGACTAATCACAGACGCTGTTAATTTTGCTTCTAGTAGTGACTCATGGACAGAAAACAAAGATATTTTCATGCAACATACGGGTTCGATTGATAGAATTAGAAATGAAAGTTTATGGGAAATATTCCCCGAATTAAATAGCTTGAGAGAATTAACAGAATAATATGCAAGATCCAATCGTAGTAGAAAACTTAGTTAAGCATGGCAAACACTTTTGTGTATTGCCTTGGGTGCATTTCCATTCATGGCCTGATGGTCGTGTAATGCCATGCTGTATTGCTGACAGTAACAAACCTGTAGCAGATATCAACAACAATGAATCCATTATTCAGATGATGAATAGTGAAGATTATAAGAAGATGCGTACACAGATGCTTAACGATGAGCCTGTAGAAGCATGTAAAAGATGCTATGACTTAGAATTGATGGGCACATGGACAATGCGTCAAAGTCATAACAAGCGTAGAGGATTAGAATACGTTAAAGATATTAGTGAAACAACTAGTGATGACGGTGAGATTTCTGAATTCAAAATGAAGTACATGGATCTACGATTCAGTAGCATTTGCAACATGAAATGTCGTAGTTGCGGTCCCGGCTGCTCTAGTCTATGGGCACAAGAATTCGTAGATAGAATGGGTGTTGACGAGTATCAAAAGTACTTTGGCACTAAGAAGATTGTGATTAATGCGTCAGAAGAAATGAACTTTATGAACAAACTAAAGCCATATCTTAAAGACGTATTAGAAGTATACTTTGCGGGTGGTGAAATCATCATTACTCCTGAGCATTATGAGTGTCTAGATTATTGGATTGAAAACGGGTTGAACGAACAGATTGAATTAACATACACAACCAATTTCAGTAGCTTGAAGTTCAAGGACAAAGACTTGATTGGCTATTGGAAGAAGTTCCCTAAACTCAAAATCTGGGCTAGCTTAGATGCTGAGGGTGATGTTGCTGAAGTCATCCGCAAAGGTACTGATTGGGAACGAATCGTGAAAAACATTCGCACACTGAAAGAACAAGTGCCTCACGCTGAGTTTCAAATTACTCCTACAATCAGTATATGGAATGTGTTTGACTTCCCTGACTTCTTTGATTACATGTTAGATGAAGGCTTTATTGACACTAAATCTAGCCCACGATTCAACCTAGCAACTAACCCATGGTATGCAAATATCATGATTCTTCCTAAACATGTAAAGCGTAGACTAACTGAATTGTATCGTATCTATCAGGATCGTTACAAAGACAACCCTGACATTCACAATGGATTCAAAATGATTATCTACAATTTGAATGTGGGTGAAGAAAACAAAGGCGGAATCTTAGAATTCAAGAAATTCAATGATGAATTGAATGAATTTAGAAAAGAAAAGATTGAAGATGTAATACCAGAACTCAGAGAGGTGTACGAATGGGCAGAAAGCTAATTGCAATTGAAGCCCCTGAACCGTACATCGCAGTAACATGGCAAGTCAACAACTATTGTAACTTCAAATGTAGCTATTGCAATCCGGGCAATTGGGGAGGAGAGAATCCCAATGATGGTAACTTAGACAAGTACATTGAGAACTTGGGAGTTATAATCAACCGCTACAAAGAAGTAGGGTATAAGAACTTTAAATTCTTCTTTAGCGGTGGCGAACCTACAGCTTGGCGTAACTTCATTCCTATCTGTGAATGGTTAAAGCAAGAGATTCCTGACTGTACTCTAGCAGTCAATACTAATCTAAGTCGTCCATTAGCATGGTGGCAGAAACACTATCATTTGTTTGATGACATTGTTGCAAGCTTCCATGTTGAATTCAGTAACAAAGAAAAGTACAAAGAAAACAATATCTTCTTATGTGACAAAGTGAATTACCTTTGTACAAAGATGCTGATGCACGAAGAAAGATTCTGGGAGATTGTAGAATACGGTGAGCATTTGAAAACAGTAATGCCTAATTACGTATTAGAATGGACTCCGTTGTATGATGAATTAAGTGTTAATGCAGGTCCTTGGCAGTATAAAGATCCTGAGAAAGAAAAGTTCCTCAATGAACACAACACTGAGATGAACTTTACAGTGCCTAAGCCGTATAATCCCAGCAAATGCGTAAGCTATAACAGATATGAGGATGATTATGTTTGCCCTACAAACAGTAATGAAATCATTGTAGATAGACAGAACTTCTTTAGTGGATGGCAATGCAATGTAGGTGATAGTATTTTCATCAACCCTGTAGGCATGGTAAGCTTTGCAAGCTGTGGCATGGGTGGCACTGTAGGGCATATATTAGAAGACGTAAGTAACATTGGGCCTAAGAAGATTATTTGTAGGAAAGAGCATTGTATTTGCGGAACTGATATTATCATACCCAAAGTTATAAGAAATAAATAAACAATGCCTGATAAAATTAAAGTAGTTTATAGTTGGATTGGCCCTCGAGGCCCCATGATGAATACAGAATTGCCTAACATACTAAGTATGTCGGCAGTTGCTACGGGTGCAAGTACGTCTAGTCACAATTTTTGGGCTGACAACATTTGGCACGTGATATTCAATAATTCGGATGAGAATTATACGTTAGCATCAACTATGATGATAGATGATAGAGATACATATATTTTTCCGTTCTCGTTGACTTGGCGCATCCCGTTTGAATCATATTTCTTACCTAAGTCGGGGATTATGGAATTCTCACATTGCCCGCAACATATCATACATCATGTTAGAAACGGTAAAGGGTTCTTCTTACTAGACATGAGTGCAGAAGCTTATGTAAAAGACCAGCAATTAGATTTGATGCATTCTTATTTTAGATATCATAATGGCATTCCTATGCATAAAATCATATATCTAACGGGATGTATGAATGCACGAGAACTGTATGATGATTACTGCATCAGACGAGGAATTAGTCAAGATGATAGAATAATTCTATTATCATTTCCCATATCACAAGATGCATTAGCATTGCATTTAACACAAGATCCTCTGCCACCTGTACCTGAATATGATGTAAACAAAGTACCTGAGAAGTTGTTTCTAACATGGAACAGACGTTATAGACCTCACCGCACAATGCTGGCTCTTGGATTAGAAAGGTCAAATCTGATTGATAAGTCATATGTCAGTATGTGTGAACATGATCCTGAAAATCGTGCTATTACGTTTAGTAGCACGATAAATCCTAATATTACGACATATTTAAATTTATCCAATGAAATTATTGATAGATTCGTGTCTAAATTACCTTTAGTCTTAGACGGAGAAACTAACATCAATCAAATGTGTCAGGACTTTGATAATGCCGCACGAAGTTACTATCAGAATAGTCTAGTAAGTATTGTAACTGAAACAAACTTTGATTTACCTGAATTGACATTGACAGAGAAGTCGTTCAAACCCTCTAAAGAGAAGCACCCGTTTATGATAATGGGAGTCTCTGGGTGTTTGAAAGCATTGCGTGATTTTGGGTTCAAAACATTTGGTGAGTTCTGGGATGAAAGCTATGATGAAATAGGTGACCCATACATCAGAATGAATGCAATATTAAAGATTTGTGATGATATTAGTAGATGGGATGAACACAAGATCCGTGATTTCAGAACTAAAGTAAAGCCTATCCTAGATCATAACTATGAAGCATTAAAAGTAAAGTCTAGTAGAATTATTTCTAAAAGAATCAAACAAGTAATTAATGAAAGATTTCCATGAAGAAGATTTTAGTATTGGGAGCAGGTGGATTCATCGGCACACATTTAGTAGAGAAGTTAAAAGAACAAGGTCACTATGTAATCGGTGCAGATTTACATTACCCACTATACGATGAAACTAAAGCTGATGAATTTATCATTGCAGATTTGCGTGTACATAGTAATGTTGACCACGTTATTCGTAGTGATACTGACGAGATATATCAATTAGCCGCAGACATGGGTGGGGCAGGGTATATCTTTACGGGTGAACATGATGCTGATATCATGCATAACAGTGCAACAATCAATTTGAATGTGTTAGATGTTATGCGAAAGAAAGGCATTAAGAAAGTCTTTTATAGTTCTAGCGCATGTATGTACCCTAGTCACAATCAAGAAGATCCTGACAATCCGTTGTTGTCAGAAGAATCAGCATATCCTGCAAACCCGGATAGTGAATACGGATGGGAGAAACTATTCAGCGAACGCTTGTATATGACATATGCTAGGAATTACGGAATTGAATCACGTATTGCTAGATTCCACAACATATTTGGGCCTCGAGGCTCATGGAACAACGGTAAAGAGAAATCGCCGGCGGCATTGTGTCGCAAAGTAGCAATGTGTGAAGATGGTGGCACAATTGATGTATGGGGCCCGGGCAATCAAACACGTAGCTTTCTATTCATTGATGAATGTGTAGAAGGTATGCAAAGAATTATGGCTAGTGATTATGACAGGCCATTGAATTTAGGCAGCACAAGAATGATTAGTATCAATCAACTTGTGTTATTAATAGCAAAATTGAATGGAAAGAATGTTAGCATTCGTAATATTGACGGTCCTAGAGGTGTTATGGGTCGTAACAGTGATAACAAACTAATCAGTGAAACAATTGATTGGACACCTGATGAAGATTTAGAATCAGGTTTAATCAAAACATACAATTGGATCAACGAACAAATTACTTTAGACAAGCGAGATGTTGAATGAAGAAGAAATATATCGTAGGTATCGGATGTAGTTGGACACAAGGCGAAGGTGGCTATACTGAACAAGTATGGAAAGATCACGGTGGTAGAGTTCAAGTAAGAGGGCGTGATGACTATTATCTCAGAGAGATGGAGCATGAGAACAGTTGGGTGAATGTATTAGCCCGCGATCATTTCCCGGGATATCAAGCAATCAACTTAGGCTCACGTGGTACAGGTAATCGTGCAGCCGTGCATCAATTACATTTTTGCGACAAAGTAGACTGGGATAACAGTGAAGGCTACATTGTGTTAATGCTCAGTGGATTTGAACGATTTGACTTCTTCCAAGAGCACCCATATCGTCCTACAGATCAGGATGATTTCTATAGTAACAATGAATATGTACATTACAAGTGGAGAACAATGTGGCCTGTTCCAGACAACGGTGGTGCAGAAGCGCCCTTATGGAATTGCTATGCTAAAATGCTATGGAGTGAACAATTTGTAGCTAGTGAAGCAATGATGGCTTTGTTAGATGTACAAACATTTGCAAAAGCGCACGGATTCAAATTGATTGTTGCCAACGCCTTCAATCAACATACCCGCGGCGTCAGAACATATCTGTCTGAGAATACAGGTTCATTAGCAGATAAATTTGATTGGAATAACTATATACATGAGTCAACTGATTATGTAGCATTCATGCAACATTTAGTTAACCTAGATGGATTAATGAAGCCGGCAGATTGGGGCGCATATTACAATTTCTACAAAGTAAGAGATTGGCCATCTAAGTATCTAACTAACTGTGACGGGTCACATCCTACATTGGAAGGCTATAAAGAAATAGCCAAAGAGTTAGCAAAATTTATAAAAGAAAAAGATGCCAAAGAAAATAATAAGCTTCGTCAATCCGAATTTTCAACAAGGCCCTAAAGAATTCAATGCATACTATTTACCGTATAGTCCTGCAGTCCTATGGGCATATGTAGCGCAATTTGAAAACATTACAAATGAATACGAATTAGGAGAATTCATTTGGCGTAGAGACTTGATTGAAGAAGCAGTAGCACGATTAAAGGATCATGCTATCGTTGGCTTTAGTACATACATTTGGAATCGTAGCTACAACACAGTGTTAGCACGTGAGTTAAAGAAAGCTAATCCAGACATTCTTATTGTTGCGGGTGGCCCTGAATACCCTATAGAGAAGCCTCACTTCTTTAAAACATATCCATTCATTGATATCTGTGCTAAGTTAGAGGGTGAGAAATCATTCAAGAAGATCCTTGAACACTTTTTAACAGACAAAGACTATAAATCTATTCCCGGACTATTAATTAACGACAACGGTAAAACAATTGATACGGGTGATGCTATTCGCATTGATGACTTAGACACAATTCCTAGCCCATATCTAACAGATGTGTTCAAAAGTCTCATGGAGAGACATCCTGAGATACGATGGAATGCTACACTAGAAACAAACAGGGGCTGCCCATACGCATGTACATTCTGTGACTGGGGTAGCTTAACATATAACAAAGTAAAGAAGTTTAATCTTGAACGTGTGTTTCATGAATTAGAATGGATTGGCAAGAACAGTTGTGACTTTGTTAGTTTGACAGATGCTAACTTTGGAATCTTTCCTGAGCGTGATAGTTTGATTGCAGACAAATTGATTGCTGTACAAAAAGAATACGACAATCCTAAAGCATATACAATTGCATGGGCAAAGAATCAAAAGCGTGAAGTTGTAGAGATTGTACGCAAATTGATATACGAAGGTGGCAGTAAGATGGGTCTTAACCTATCTGTACAGAGTATGGATGATGATGTGTTAGACATTATCAAGCGTAAGAATCTTGAAATGAACAAGATTCAAGAAGTATTTGAACTATGTGAAGAATTCAACATTCCATTGTACACTGAATTGATTCTAGGATTGCCGGGTGAATCATTAACAACTTGGAAGCAGAACTTCTACAAACTATTCAAAGCAGGCAATCATACGGGCATTACTGTATACCAAGCACAGTTGTTAGAGAATGCCGAGATGAACTTGCTTCAGCGTAAATTGTATCGTTTGGAGGGTCGTATTGTATATGATTATCTAGTAGGAACGTACAATGAGCACGAATTGAAAGAGGGCATTGAAGTAATCGTATCCACTAAAGATATGCCCCGTGACGATATGGTTGAAGCGCAAGTGTTTAGTTGGTTCATGAACACATTCCATATCAACGGTATCACTAACTTTATCAGCAGATACTTGCACAAGCAAGGTACTGAGTACGAATTGTTCTACGGGAAACTATTAGAACATGTACAAATTGATCCATGGTTCAATTCAGAGATTGATAGAATCAAAGAACATTATAGACGTTGGACTGATAACGGTTTGATTGACCATGATCCTATTCAGGGTATGGAGATTCACGGTTGGAATCTGATACACTCTACAATGATTAACTTACACGGGCAAGGTAAACACAAACATGTATTTGAAGTCATAGAAGAATTCATGCGTGATAACTTTGAACTTGATGAAGATATATTACAAGAATTACTAACTATCCAGAAAACATTTGTTGTTAATCATAGCAGAATCAGTGAATACCCGTTGATTGTTGAATCTAAGCTTGACATTCTAGGATACATTCAACACAATACAGAGTTAAATGTTCCTAGCAAATATGAATTTGACTTCCCTGAGGATAAAACTATGAGTCTACAACGATTCTGTGAGCAGATATTCTTTGCACGTAGACGGAATTTTGGCAAAGCATGGGTTACTAAACAATGATAGACTACACAAAATACAAACGATTCTTTGCATTCGGGTGTAGCTATACAAGTTACATCTGGCCAACATGGGCTGATCTTATAAGTAAAGAAATGCCTCAAGCAGAGTTCTTTAATTTAGGGAAGAGCGGAGCCGGCAACCTATGCATATCAAGCAGAGTGGCAGAGGCTAACAATAGGTTTAAGTTCACTGACACTGACTTAGTAATGATTATGTTCTCTAGTTATACAAGAGAAGATAGATGGGTAGATCATGGATGGCTCGCCCGCGGAAGTGTATATGTTAACGATGTATATTCAAGTGATTGGGTTAGAAAGTTTGCAGATGAACGTGGATACATGATACGTGATGCGTCATTAATCGACCTTACAACTAGATATATAAAATCCTTACCATGCGATTCATTCACCATGCTTAGTGTACCTTTTAAAACAAATGCTGACTCCCCGAATTGTGATAGTGCTGGCCCTGATGACATATTAGAAGTGTATAGTGAGACATTCAACAACATGCGCCCCTCACTGCACGAATTGGAAATTGCTGGAAGCCTGCAAGACTACCGTAAGTTCGTAGACGGACATCCCTCTACTATTAAATATTATAATTATTTAGAAAAGATAGGGATAACTTTGTCCAAATCAACAAAACAATATGCATTAGATGCCACTCAAATTCTTTTGGAAGAAGAGTCACGGGCATTAGTTGTTACAAGATTTCCAGAACAAGACAAAAACATAACTGAAGCAGACAGAATGTTGTTCTAATTTGGCTACCTGCAAATATTATACTATTGCGGAATACACTTAAATAACGTATAATATAGAAATATAAGGAGTACGTTTTTTGGATTTCAATTTAAAGTCACTTGCAGTAGATAAGGCTGCACCAAAAGAAAGACCAACAGAGGACATTGCGGATGCTCGTCATCGTAGTATGATGGAAGCAATTGCACCTTATGCTAAAAAGACGATTCAAAAGAACTTGACTCCGGTGTATGTGGATTACAAAACACGTGACACAAAACTTGCATTAGTATTGTGCCCTGAGTGGAGTCCTTATATGCCCCCGTTTAGTCTTGCAAGACTGAGTGGTGTAGCCAAGAGCGCAGGGTATGAAACACGTATCATGGATTTGAATGTTAAAGCATACAATGAATATCGTGATGATTGGCAACCCAACAATAAACTTCCCTTTAGATTATGGGATCCTAGTTCTAGTTGGCATTGGCTAGGAGATACGTACCTAAACGATATTCACCCTGTACTAGAGCCTATTCTCATGGCTGCGGTGGATGAACTAGTTGAGATGAAACCTGATGTAGTTGGCTTCAGTATATACTATATCAGTGAAGAACCTAGTAAGTGGATGTGTCGTGAATTAAAGCGTAGAATGCCTAATATAAAGATTGCTGTAGGTGGCCCTAACGTACACAAATCATGGTTTAAAATTGAACCCTATTATGACTATGTAGTCGTGGGTGAGGGTGAACAGAACTTACTAGCATTACTTGAAGATGTTGAGCAAGGTAATCAACGTGACATTCCTTTGATACTGAATCAACCTGAAGACCAGCGCATCAATATTAACGGGCTTCCTATGCCCGACTATGAATCTATCGACTTCAATCTATACGAATTACCTAATGGTATCAACACAGAGATCAGTAGAGGATGCACTGCTAAATGTACATTCTGTGAAGAAACACACTTTTGGAAGTATCGTCAACGTCAATCAGTAGATTTAATTACTGAAATTGAATGGTTATATTACAATAAAGGGACCGATGTTGTTTGGTTCATTGACTCGTTAGTCAACGGAAACTTAAAAGAACTACGTGCGTTTGCAATCGGTCTTAAAGAAAAGAATTTGAAAGTTCGTTGGACTGGATATGCACGTTGCGATGGTCGCATGGACTTAGAATACTTACAAGACTTAGCAGACGGTGGATGCATCATGTTTAACTTTGGAGTTGAGTCAGGTTCTCAGAAAGTACTTGATGATATGGCTAAAGGTGTCACTATCAAAGAGATGGAACAGAACTTTATTGACTGTAAGAAAGTAGGAATCTGGTGTGCAACTAATTGGATTGTTGGGTTCCCTACAGAAGACTTTCAAGACTATGCAGATACAATGACATTGCTATGGCGTATGCGTAACAATAACATCAACAACGCCGGACTCGGCGTAGGTTACGGCTTAGGGCCTGAGACAATCGTTGGTCAAAACCCGCATAAGTTTAACATTAGTTGGCACAAGTATATGAATCATTGGATCTCTAATGATTTCACAAAAGGTGGCACACATGTTATGATACGTGTAAAGACATTTCACATGTTCTTAGACTTCTTTGCAGGATGCACTGAAGTGCCGATCGGATATCCTGTACGTTTTGCATTAGAAAAAGAACACTATAAAATTAAGTTTGATAACCCTAACACCGCTAATGAAATTGAATACGAGAAATTTGACTATAACATTATCAAAACAAAGATCAATCCATTCGCAGATACACTAGTAAATGAAATGTGGCCTTTCTTTAGAATGCTATGGAGAACTCGCGGTGGGTATGAAGCTGAAGTACTATATAACCCTGAGATTGACTTGAAAGAGTTTGGTAGTCAGTTTGGTCCCGGCATGTTTAATGCTGTCTATAAGTTTAAAATAACAGATGAAGGTAAGTGGACAGCAGACTTTGATGTATCATTTGACCAGACTGTAGAGAACCCATATGATGATAGAGAGTTACCTCCTGCAGGACGTAAGGGACCTTTCTATGCACAAGACTATAGTAGATTGCAAAGTAACACTAGCAAACGTGCTCGTAAATTAGCAAGACCTGATTGGGATGTTGAAGAAGGTCGTAGTGGACAAGACTTTACTGATTTGTTAAATGAAGAATTGCATTTAAATTCAAGTGTTGATTTCTCATTCAAAAATCATTACATTGGTGAAGGTGATTGGGGTAATTTCAATGATTACGCTGTCGAAGTATCAAGTGTAACAACTGTTGCTATTCCAGAAAAAGAAGCAATGAAGAACAATGAAGTTGCAACCATATCACTATCTACTATCAAACGTAAGCGTCCGGCATTCCCCGTTTAAAAATATGAAAAAAATAATGTTAATTGCAGGATGTAGCCATACATCTGGATCTGAAATAAATGGCACAGAAGATAGTGAGTACAACCGTCAAAATTCATACGGCAATCAACTTGCTTATAAGCTAGGATACGAACCTATCAACTTTGCTGAGCCGGGGTCAACTAACCCTACTATTGCTAGAAGCATACTAGAATGGTTCAAGACTAATTACAAACCTGAAGAAATGAAAGTGTTTGTATTGATTGGTTGGACTGAATCTACACGTATGGAAGTACCGTTTCATAGAACGTCATGGTATGACTTTCATAATTCATCACATGATTGGTTCTCTGAATCAGGCAGAGACTATTTGCGTATTAATATGGGTTGGGAAGGTATTGACCCGGAAGAAAAGCAATTGATTCCCGCCTATCATAGATTTATGGCTAACAACACACAGTACCTAGAAATAGTAAGTGCCAATGCCGTACTGCAAATTCAATACTTTTTAAAGATGCACAATGTAGATTATACTATGTGCAATGTGATGCACATGTTTACGTCTGATAAGCATCTTGATTTCTACACTAGTTTAATAGACACTACTAAATATATGCATATGGATGACAATGAACTTTCTTTTTATACCAAGTATAAAACTGAAGGTTACACTAATCCCAAAGCTAAGTATTGGCATCATAACGAAGTTCCGCATCGTTTATATGCTGACGAATTGTTCAATTTCATAGGAGAGAACAAATGTTTATCGTAAGATTTTATAAATATTTGGTACGTGAATACAAGTACCGTAAGCGCATCAAAGAATTACGTAAAAGAGACCCATTCATCTACAAATGAACTACATTGGTATAAGCGCAGGCTTCCATGACGCAGCCTTAAGCGTCATTGATAGCAATGGTAACATAGTCTTTGCGGGTCACAGTGAACGCTACAGTAAGCATAAACATGACAAACATTTGTCAATGGGTATTGTTGAAGATGCATTGAAATACTGTGATAATAGCGAAGTAGAGATTCATTACTACGAACGTCCATGGATGAAGTTCCTACGTCAATTGCGCTCGGGAGAGAAACCAAATCTATCTAACTTGTTTACTACTGAAATCATCGGTGATGGTTTACTTCATAAGTTACAAGACGGTAGAGGTGGTAAGATTCACACTCACAATCATCACTTGAGTCATGCGGCTGCAGGGTTTCAAACAAGTCCGTATGATGATGCCACTGTAGTTGTGATTGATGCTATCGGCGAGTTTGACACGATTAGTATTTGGAATGCGTATTACGATAAGAATGGTATCGCAACGTACAAGAAGTTGTGGGGACAGAGATATCCGGACAGCATTGGATTGTTTTATTCAGCAATGACTGAACGTGTAGGTCTACGCCCACTAGATGAAGAATACATACTAATGGGTATGGCAGCTTACGGTAAAGATAAACCACTGAAAGAAATGTCAAACACATTGATTGAATCGTATAGTGAAATAAGATTCAAAGACAATCTACATACTGGTGTATCGGATACGTTCTTAGCGGGTGCAGATGACATGGACATTGCACTTAGCGCACAACTCATTGCAGAACAATTGATTAAGAATGTCATGAGTAAAGCAAGAAGTCTAGGTAAAAGCAAGAACTTAGTGTATGGTGGTGGAGTTGCATTAAATTGTTTAGCAAATAGATTATTAGGAGATTACTATGAGAATATTTGGATTATGCCTAATCCTGGTGATGCTGGTTCTAGTTTGGGCGCTGCCTGCCTCGGTTATCGTAAGCGTGTTAACTGGTGTAATAGCTTTATTGGTCATCGTATTGAAGGCAGCTATCCCACTAATGATATTCTTGATCGTTTGCTTAGTGATAGGATTGTTGGGGTTGCTAGTGGTCGTGCTGAGTTCGGGCCGAGAGCCCTTGGAAATAGAAGCTTACTTGCAGACCCCAGAGGACAAGAAATAAAGGACAAAGTTAATGAAATCAAACGAAGACAAAAGTTCAGACCATTTGCGCCGGTCATTCTGGAGGAATATGTTGATGACTATTTTGATATGCCTCGTGGTTTCGATAATAGTAGGTATATGCAAGTCATCGCTCGTTGCAGGCATCCTCAGTTATTTCCTGCTATCGTTCATAATGATGGGACTAGTCGGGTTCAGACAGTACCAAAAGATGGAAGCGGAATCAGAGAACTACTAGAGAAATGGTATGTCTTGACCGGCTGCCCGATGCTACTGAATACATCATTGAACATACGCGGTGAGCCGATGGTCAACGACAGAGAAGATGCTGACAGATTTGAAAAACTTTATAACGTCAAAGTCATTTCATAAGTAGTTGTATGCTAAGAGATGTATTTTACTACGGACAGAAACCCAACGCACACCCAAGAGAAAAGTTTGCACAAGACATAAACGATGCTAGAAGTCAAGCTACTACTGAGCACTTTTGGATCATAAACGAATTCTGCGATTACAGTAGATTTGATTGGGACTTTGACTTTGAATTCCTACACGATAATGATGTATGGGCAGAAAGTCACAACAATGTATGGCCTAGCAAGTATCAAAAAGACAGTGGTACTTGGCTTTGCGCAAAAGAATTCAGTGCCATTATTATCTATCGTAGTGACGTAGATAACATACCAAGAAAATCAACAACACACAAACATTGGCAAGTATTAGAATCTATTGATGAATCTAAGTTTGACTTTGGATGGCATCCTGATCCAACTGAGCCACCGTACATTTATGTTTGGGGCAATCAGTGGTATCCCGGAACAATAATGCCAACAGTAGAGTATCACGTTGAAGGTGCAACGCAACACAAGTATGTTGAATCTAGTCTAGCAATATTAGCACAGCAACCTGAGAACTTTGATACGTTTGAAGACATTGAAAATTTTGATTTTAGTTGGGTACCTAACCCAACTAGCCCTCCATACATCTATGCATGGGGTAATCAATGGAATGATCCTGAAGATAAAGTATCTGTCCAATATGCAGTAGAGGGTGCAACTGAATATAAATTCATGCATCATAATGCAGTACGTAAACCCTGCATGGATAACTGGGAAGTGCCTACTAATGTTGACACAAGTAAGTTTGACTTTAGTTGGGAACCTAGTCCCGCAGAGCCTCCGTTCATATATCAGTTCGGAACACAGCATCAGAAGACAGGTGGACCTCGTTATATAGTTGAAGACGCAACGGAAGTAAAGTATATTGATGGGCTGAAAGCAAGAGCCATTGAATCCAAAGAAAATTGGACATTGCCTTCTAACATTGACATTGATAACTTTGACTTTAGCTGGCATCCTGATGATACTAGCCCTCCTTACATCTATTACTTTGCCACTCAGTGGGCATTAAGTGGTGGACCAGTGTATACTGTACCTGAAGCGACAGAGGTTAAGTATGTTGAAGACGTTGTGGCAAAGGCATTACCTGACAAAACTAACTGGGAAGTGCCTGCGTTCATTGATAGTGATAGTTTTGACTTTAGCTGGCACCCATATGTAGAAGACGAACCCTACATATATCAGTTCGGAACACAACATCAGAAGACAGGCGGTCCTAAGTACATTACTCCCGGTTGTCATAAAAACAGTCCAGTCAAGTACATTGACACACGTATTTTAAAAGCTAAACGATTGCCGTCAAAGCAAGGGTTTACGCATGTTAATGGATTGTTGATTGAAGACTTTGATTACTCATGGCACCCCGATACAACAGAAGAACCATACATATACAAGTTTGGTAGTCAGTGGTATTCACCTGAAGTGATGACTGCAATTGAATATATTGTTCCCGGTGCAACACAAATAAAATATGTTACTAATGTAGTTGCTAAACTAGCACCTAGCTTGTTGAATTGGGAGATACCAAAAGATATCGCACAAGATGAATTCGACTTCAGCTGGATTCCTAATCCAAACGATCCCTTGTACATCTATCAATTTGCTACACAGTGGCAGAAGACAGGCGGTCCTCGTTATATAGTTGAGGGTGCGACTGATGTAAAGTACATGGATAACATTAAGGCTCGCCACTTGCCATCAGATCAATATTGGGAGATGCCAGAGTCTGTTGAAATCGCTAAGTTTGATACTAGCTGGCACCCTGATGCAACAGAGTCTGCCTACATATATCAGTTTGGAACTCAATGGGTATTGACAGGTGGTCCAAGATACGTATCACCTGGTGCAACTGAAGTTAAATTTATTGAAGAAAATATTGCGATAGCCGCACCTACACATCGTCTTTGGACTACGCCACCTGATATTGATAGCAATAGTTTTGATTACTCATGGCACCCGCACCCGGATGACCCTCCGTTCATCTATCAATTTGGTACACAACATCAAAAGACAAGTGGCCCAACATACACAGTTGAGGGTGCTACAGCAACTAAGTACATTGACACACGTATTATTCGTGCAAAGAAATTACCTACTTTAAGTAACTGGGTCATACCGTCTGACTTTGACACATCACGTTTTGATTTGAGTTGGCACCCTGATGATACTGCCCCTCCTCAAATATATCAATGGATTGATAACGGACCAAAATATATAGTTCCCGGGTCAGATGAACATGCAGTGATTATTATGACTGATATGAACGAAGCTCCTGTTCAAGTATCGGCTGACACAGTTGTTAAGCAATATATAATTGAAACAACACTAGAAGACTTGATAGCAAAACACACTGATGAAGTGTTCTGGGCTTTAAATATCTCAGTTGATTATAAGAACTTTGACTTCTCATGGAGACCGTCAGAAAGTCAAAGTCGATATGTCAACGTACACGGTGATCCATTTGATAAAAACAAACAAACATACTTTGTTAACGGAAACGCATACAAGTTAGGGTATAAGGATTACAACTTCTTAGAAAAGCCTGAAGATTATAAAGCTTCTGCGGACATGTTTTTTGTTGACCGCGGTAACAACGAATCTACTCGCCGCTTTGAAAAATTAAAGAAACAGTTCCCTACTATACAGAAGACTCGTTACTTGAACACATGGGTAGATACTATCAATCGCTGTATCAACCGTTCAAGTACAACCTTATGCTGGATACTTAATAGTGAATTAGATTATTCAAATTTTGATTTTGATTACTATCCTAACCCGTGGCAGATGAAGATGGTGCACGTGTTTGGTACACAGTGGTCACATTGGGGTACAACGTTCATGGTTAATCGTGATTCATTTGCAACAGATACAAAGTATGTGAAAATCATTGAACACTTGCCTAACTTGAACTTTGTCAAAGAACGTACTAGTGTTGCAACTAACTGCTTGTATGATGTTCATCTAGTAGATCACGGCAATAGAAGCGTTACTAAAGTTCTTAGAACAATTCAAAGTCGTGTGGGCGATAAGCCCGTGTCATTAATCAAGTATCAGAATAGTTATTTTGAAACGTTTAAAGAACTATTGAACACATTACCTGACAAGAAAGAACATTACATTTGGGTATGCTCAAGCGTGTGCGACTACGGTAATTTTGATTTTAGTTATATTTGTGACCCATATGCAAAAGAACAATTGCATGTGTTCCCTAGCGACAGACAGAAGTTTGGTGATACCTTCTTAATCAACGTTAACAAACTACGTGAGTTGATTGCAGACATGACTAAGTTGGAAGAGTACACTAAGATCAATTATAATCAACATCAGCGTGTTGCTAGACTACCAGCACCCTCTATTACAACTGAAGGTGATACACATGTGTCTACTATCAACACTGACTTTGACTTCCCATATGCAATCTTTACCTCAAACGATAATCTTAGCAACAGTGTAGTTGATGTTGAGCCTATGTCATTATGGGCACCTGAGCACAAGAATATCATCGTGACTACCACAGGCGCAACTAGAATCGTTGTTCCTAAAGAAGCTAAAGAATCGGTTAAACGTGAACTGTACGACTACCCGTATATCAAGACCAATAGCAAGTTGGGCAAGTCTACACCAATGGACATTGTATTCTTGAGTAACGGTGAGACGGGTGCAGATAAAAACTATGAACACTTGTTAAGAGTTACACATGGATTAGCCAATCGTGTTGTTAGAGTTGATGGAGTTGATGGTCGTGTCCAAGCGTATCATGCAGCCGCAGAAGCAAGCAATACACCATGGATGTTTACTGTGTTTGCTAAGTTGAAAGTCAGTAGTAAGTTTGATTGGAACTGGCAACCTGATAGGATGCAATTGCCTAAGCACTATGTATTCCATGCTAAGAACCCAGTCAATGGATTAGTCTACGGTCACCAAGCAATGATTGCGTACAACAAGAAGATCACATTAAAGAACAATGGTAAGGGTCTTGACTTTACGATGGATGATGAACATGAGATTGTTCCTTTATTGTCCGGCGTTGCAAACTTTAATACGGATGTTTGGTCAACATGGCGTACTAGCTTCCGTGAAGTTGTTAAGTTGAAATCTGATACATCAGACGAGAGCAAAGAACGATTGAACGTTTGGATGACACAAGCATCAGGTGAACATAGCGAATGGTGTCTACGTGGAGCACAAGATGCTAGCGAATACTTTGATAGCGTAGGTGGAGACTTCTTTGAACTACGTGACAGCTACGAGTGGGCATGGTTAAAGAATAGATTCTTGACTTTGTATCCTAATGAAACCTGATGTATATATTTGTGGATGTAGCTTCTCTACCGGAGCGTATTGTACTGATACACAGGTTGAATATAATACTCCGTACCCAGAACTATATTGTATAGATAACGGACTATCCTTCATGAATGTTGCATTCAATGGATCTTCAAATTATGGAATAGCAAAACAAGTTGAATATGCAATCAAACAGCAACCTAAATTAATTTTAGTTAATGTTACTACCCCATTGCGATTTGATTGGACTACCCCAGAGGCACGATTAAAAGACTTGCCTACACTTGCTAACTTTGTATTCAACAACAGAGAGAATACAATAGAGCCAGAGATAGTCAAATGCGTACACTCCTCTGCTTTGCTAACGCTAGTTGATGGAAATAAAAATAGAGTACTCACTGAATACGTAGCGACATTTATAGACCCTTGGTTGAAAAGTGATATAGATCGGTTAATGATTTTGGGTATGATTAATCAACTTAAATCATCAAGAATACCTTATAAGGTTGTGAATTTTAACGATGACTACGTTTTTTCAATGCCGCATATTCTTCAGTATACTTATAAGTTTTTTACCAAACACTTCCCTATTGCATCAGATCCTAATCATTTCAATGCGGATGGACACTCAATGTTATCAAAAGTATTGTCAAGCACAATACCCAAATCAAGTTGACAACAACTAAGAATAAATATACACTGTAAGTTATTGCTGTATGAAGCGATGAGAAATAAGTTCAAGACGCGGGGGCAGTGCCCGCCAGGTCCACCAAAAGAAATTTTATGACTACTGTTGTTCTCTCACTGTTAATTATCGGGTTGCACATATATTGGATATACGCTGTATGCACATATGATTGGAGTAACTTTGAAAGTGTTGGTGGTGACTTCTTTGAACTACGTGACAGTTATGAGTGGGCTTGGTTGAAGGACCGATTTAATACTTTATATCCGGGTGAAAAATGAGTGTAGATGCATATATATGTGGGTGTAGTTTTTCTACTGGTTATTATCGTTCAAATGATAATCCTCATGAGGATGGGTATCACCAGCCTTATTTTGAGTTCTTTTGTAATGCTAAAAATTTAAGCTTTACTAATTTAGCCTTCAACGGAGCCTCTAATTACGCTATTATTAAACAGGCTCAGTACGCAATACGTAAGCGTCCTAAGATTATTTTAATAAACTTAACCACAGAGTTTAGATTTGATTACACTGATCCGGATTTTTGTTTGGTAGATAGACCTGCCCTGAAGGATTTTATATTCAATACTAGAAAAGAAAATCCTGCTAATGAAGGCAATACCCCATGTATTCACTCCTTACCGTTTTCATCTATCGTTTTGAAAAATGATAGGGTATTCAATGAATTTGTAGCAACATATGATGATTTATACATTCGGGCAGATTATTTTAGATTAATGTTATCTGGTATGTTTCGTGAGTTAGAAGAATCAGGGATTCCGCATGTTATTGTAAATCATAGCCCGGCTTATATTGAAGGATTTTCTAAAAAAATATTTCACTATGATAGTGCTGACATGGTTTCTAAATTTCCTGAACCCAAAGACCCTAAACATTGGAATAGTAATGGTCATAAGTATATAGGAAAGCTTTTAGAATTAAATGTTAAAGTAAACATATGATGAATTCTAAAATGAAAAGTTGTATAGTGTGTGAAAACTATACTCCGCAAAACAAAGCTTGTAAATTGTGTGGATGCTACATGCCTGCAAAGACTTTATTGCCTTTTGCCAAATGCCCTGCAGGTAAATGGTAAGCTTATTCCTATTAGGCCAGTCATATTCTATGACAGGGTCACCCGTAAATTAGTAGGATCAGTGACTTTTCAACCTAAAAGTTAATAAATTGACTAAATAATTACATCTACTCAGGAGAAATGTATGATAAAAAATATAGCAATCGCACTTACCGTAGCTGTCATGACAGTCGGTTGTGCTACCAACAAAGACTACCAGTTGTATGCCGAGACACAACAAAAAATTGCACAGGCCCAGGCTATGTCCGACACAGCAAGATATGCGGCCTTGGCAGAAATCGCAAAAACTGCTGATCCCGGCGCACGTGTTGCTGCCGTTATGAGCATCAATTTTGGATCACAGTCTGGAAACAGCCCCAGAGTTCAACAAGTTAATCCTCCAAAAACGTTTGGTGACACCGCACTACAATGGACCAGTATATTATTGCCTAGCTTAACTCAATTTTATAGCATCAGTGCCAATCGTCAAGTTGCTATAACACAGAGCAACAATGCAGCCGCAGTTGCAAAAAGCACTAATGATACATTTGCTACAATGAACGGCAATATGGCAACATCTAACACTGCTATTGCCAATTCAGGATTTACTGCTGTAACTGATGTAGCGAAGACCGGGATTGCACAAGTTGGAACTACTGCGGCTGCGGGATTAACTGCGGTGACTAATGTAAATGCTAGTAGCAATACTGCTATTACTAATGTGTCTAATGCCGCTAATACAAGTATTCAAACATTAGTAGACACTATTCCACAGTTGCAACCAAACGTAACTACTAGTACAACTACTACGAATAATAACACTGTAGCACCGTAACATACCCAAAATAGTTGATATCAACTATGTGATGTTATATAATGTAAGTTAAGACTGTATGAAGTAGACAGAAAAGGATCTTGGACGCGGGTTCGACTCCCGCCAGGTCCACCATAAGAAAGTTTGAAATGAAACCTAAATTATTGTATTATTTGAATGGCGGTAAAAGATTGCCTAGCGGCAAGCGTTTTGGAATGTATAAATTTACTGATACCGACTGGCGTATCCTACACGATTTAGGTTAAGTTTTCTTATGATGGGCCTGCCATGGTTTCGACAGGGTCACAAGTATTGAAATGGACAGTCCGGCAATGTAGAAGCCGTTAGGATTGGGGGAAAATATAATAGTCGTTATGCTCATAGCATAGAAAGACGTTGGTCCCGGTCGTAGAAGCAAAAAACCATAAATGCAAACGATTCAGTTTACGCATTGGCTGCTTGATAAAAGCATCCTAGGGTAAGACATACCTAGTAACAGAAACTCAGAAAAGGCACTTCGGTGCCTTTTCCCTTATAAATAATGCATGACACATTATAAGTTAAACTCCAAAAGCCTCATCAAAGAAGAATTAATATCACTAGCAAAGAATTCGCACCCCGGTGAATGGATGTTGCTACGGGGATTTAATGTCATGCCTGTCCCTATGCACATACTAGAAAACGATCCATTAGTTGTAGCGTTGAGTAAGAGGTTTACTATCAAGCCCGGAATATTCAAGATGGATCCTAAGAATTATTATGCTTTCCATGTTGATGCATCAAGGCATGTTGCCGTGAATATGATGCTTGAAGGTCCAGATAGCTATACGATGTTTGGTGAAAAAACAGCAAGTGCTGAAGTAACTAAGATTGAACAATTAATGTATGAAGATTCATCGTATTATATTTTTAATACCTCAAAGCCCCATGCAGTGCTAAACTTAAGCGATAACACCCGATACTTACTTACAGTTGGTATCATAGATTTGGAAGTTGACTATGAAACTGTCAAAGAATTTTGCATACAACATAATTTGTGATTGACTTAAAATCCATAGCATGATATAATTGCATTATGAAAATTGATACATCACTTGACTGGCAAAACGTACATACAAATTTGCGTACTCAAATGAATGGCATTGGGTACAACCCGGACTTACAGCGAATGCTCAACAATATCACAAACATGGTGACTGAGTTGAGCAAAGCAGAAGTTGAAGCAAGACGCAAACGTATGCACTCTACGATTGATGCTCATCTTGAAAAAATAAATAAAGCAATAGACCATTTAGAAAAACTTTTGGTTATGGCAAACTTGATGAAATAATTTGACAATAATTACCCGTTGTGCTATACTATGTACTGTGTAGATTAAGGACTCGGATATGGAATTCAAAGTTGAAGGCAGTCGCCGAAACAAAAAGTTCGTTGAAGCACTGTTGCCCTCAATGTTCAAACAACTGAATCTTGAAAATAGTACTAAAGCAGTAGTCATTCGTATTGCTGACGAATGCGGCACAAATAGTGGTGCAACTATCGACCTTAGCGAAGCCACCGGGTGCTATATGGTAATCATCAAGCCTCACCGCAACCTGAAAGATATTGGGTTGACACTTGCACACGAAATGGTTCACGTAAAGCAATTGGCTAAAGGTACGTTGAGGAACCAAAAGTCAGGATCATACGTTTGGGCGGGAAAAAAGTACAGCAAAAAAACTGCATACTTAAGTATGCCCTGGGAAATTGAAGCATTTAGTAAACAAGAACTTATTCTCCGCCGAGCGTTTGAAGAATAATTTGACAATAAATGGACCCTGTGATACAATACTTGTATTGACACTGAAACATAGGAACTAAAATGACTCCCCTGACAGAACGCCAAAAAACATTGATTGTCTCTAACGTTGTTAAAGCAGTCAAAAACATTGACAATCTGAACAAGACAGGTTACAACTTTGTCTATCAGTGTTCTGGTTTCATCGCACACTACGACCTGTACGGTTTCATTGCAAGCTATACAGGTGAATCATTGAAGCGTGACCTCATTTCGTATGCAGGTCAGAATCAATGGAACAACTTTCGCCCCGGCGAACGTGACTACGATTACATGATGGCAAAAAAGGATGTGTACAATCGCATCGTTGCCCAAATCATGTAAAAATAATTTGACGATAAATCAAATCTCTGTTACACTACAGTTTCTTTCTTAAGCCATCATTCATAGGAGCACACAATGGCATCGCAACTCTCTGACAATCTGACAATCACCTCTGTTCAAGTACGTAAAGCACTGTTGACAGCATTCAAAGCAAAACGTCCCGTGTTTCTCTGGGGCCCTCCCGGCATCGGCAAGTCTGATGTGGTTGCTGAGGTCGCCGCTGAACTGAACGGCCCGGTGATTGACTTGCGTATGGCACAGATGGAACCTACTGACATTCGCGGTATTCCATACTTCAACAAAGATATCAACAAGATGGACTGGGCTGAGCCTGTTGACTTGCCGAGCAAAGAATTTGCCGCCGAGCATCCTATCGTTGTGTTGTTCCTTGATGAAATGAACTCGGCACCCCCAGCAGTGCAGGCTGCAGGTTATCAGTTGATTCTGAACCGTCGTGTTGGTAAGTACAATCTTCCCGATAACGTTGTTATCGTTGCGGCAGGTAATCGAGACTCTGACAAAGGTGTGACATATCGCATGCCAATGCCCCTCGCTAATCGTTTCGTTCACGTTGAAATGCGAGCCGACTTTGCTTCTTGGCAGAACTGGGCTGTGAACAAAGGCATTCACAAAGACGTTGTTGGTTACTTGTCTTTTGCAAAACAAGACTTGTACGACTTTGATGCTAAGTCTGCATCACGTGCTTTTGCTACACCTCGTAGCTGGTGTTTCGTGTCTGACTTGTTGCATGACGAGGTCAACGTTGACAATGATACATTGTTTAACTTGGTTGCAGGTGCAGTTGGTGAAGGTCTTGCTGTTAAGTTTCAAGCACACCGTAAGATCGCAGGTCGTATGCCCGAGCCATCTGACATTCTTTCAGGTAAAGTCACTGACTTGTCAGTGAAAGAAATTTCGGCTATGTACTCGCTGACAATTTCTATGTGCTACGAATTGCGTGACTCTATTGAAAACAAGAAAGTCAATAGCAAAGAGTTTCACGTTATGGCTGATAACTTTTTCAGCTACATCATGAAGAACTTTGAAACTGAGTTGGTTGTGATGGGTGCTAAGATTGCACTGAAAACTTACAAGCTCCCGATTGAGCCTTCTCAATTGAAGAACTTTGATGAATTCCATAAGAAGTACGGTAAGTACATCGTGGAAGCCGGTAACTGATTCAGTTACTAGCTTTACAGGGTGAGTGTAGCAATATGCTCACCCTTTTTTTAATAAGGATTGATATGTCTGGTAAAAAGTATTTTTATGCTCTTGGTCAAAGTGCCCGAGCAAAAGGTTTGACTAAGGATCAAGGAATGATCTTGTATGCTATTGAAGCAGGTGCACCTTATGCACGTATTGCATTTGATGCAGGATATCGAGGACTGTCACTATGAATGAGAAGAAGAAACTAGAAATAGTGTTTGCTCCCGGTTGTTTTGATAGTTTTGAAGGCACCCAGGAAGAACTAGATGAACTAATCAAAGAGATTACTGAAAGCGCCGAGAACGGAAGTCTTTTTGAAAAGTCTAATCCAGTATCCATTGAATCCTTGCTTGAGGACTTGTCAGTTGAAGATGTAGAAGACCTGCTAAGTACTATTGAGCAATTGGAAGAAGAGGACCTTTCTGTCCTTGATCTACCTAAGCGCACATTGCAATAATTTGACAATAAATCAAGCCTGTGCTATAATGTTAGTAACAGTTAAGGAGTATGTATGAGCGAAGTAATTGATAAATCTAAGTCTAAGAAAAAGACACGAAGCGACAAGTTTGAAAAACTTGTAGGCCCCACTGATCCAAAAGTAGATCATGATGCACGTGAACGATTGGTAACAGCACGTATCGGTCTGCTATTGCGTCATTCGTTTTTCGGCAATCTTGCAACTCGTTTGACATTGATTAATGCCGATGACTGGTGCAGTACTGCGGCAACTGACGGCTTGAAATTCTATTACAACAGCCGATTCATTATGATGCTCAAACCCAAAGAGGTTGAGTTTCTTGTGGGTCACGAAGTCTTGCACGTGGTGTACGATCACATGGGTCGCCGTAATCACCGTGATCCTCAAATCTGGAACATTGCTGATGACTACGCAGTTAATGCAGACTTGAAGCGACACAAAGTTGGTCAATTCATTACTACAGTCCCTTGCTTGTACGAACAAAAGTATGACGGTAAGGCGGCCGAGGAAATCTATGATGATCTCATGAAGAACGTTCAAAAGATTGACATTAACAGTCTGATTGACCAGATGATTGACGATCACATTGACGGTGACGAAGATGGTGAAGGTGATGGTGACGGAGATCAAGAAGGTAAAGGCAAGGGCCGCCCTAAGATGTCACCTGAAGAACGTGAACGTGTGCGTCAGGAAGTCAAGCAAGCAATTATTAATGCCGCTCAAAGTGCAGAAGCAGGTAGTTTGCCTCTAGGTGTTGAACGACTTATTAAGCAACACACTAACCCAGTCATGCCCTGGCGTGAACTGATTCAGACTAACCTGACTAGCGCAATTCGTACAGACTTTTCTTGGATGCGACCATCACGCCGTAGTTGGCACATGGATGCTATCATGCCCGGCATGACTCCCGGTGAAGAAATTGATGTGGTCGTTGCTATTGACATGTCAGGTTCTATCTCTAACAAGCAAGCGCAAGCATTCTTGGGTGAGATTGGTGGCATGATGGAATCATTTGATGGTTACAAAGTTCATGTGTTCTGCTTTGACACTGACATTTATAATCCACAAGATTTCAATAGCGAATCAATGGATACTATTGATGCGTATGAGCCAATGGGCGGCGGTGGTACAGACTTTGATGCTATCTTTGATTACTTGAAGAAAGTAGGCAACGTGCCCAAGCGTCTAATCTGTTTCACTGACGGTTACCCTTGTGGTTCTTGGGGTGATAAAGACTACTGTGATACTACTTGGATCATTCATGGTGACCCAGATCCGAATCCCCCATTCGGTACGTATGCTCTGTATGACGATAAGGGTTGATTATGGAAGCATTGTATACAATAGGCTATGCCGTTCTATTAGCGGCAGTGATCGGAGTACTATACGCATTTGGTAAAGTACTCTGGTCAGGATTCAAAGCTGTTAAACACCATGATGATTAAGTCAAGTGAAGAAATAGTTATTTACGAATCACCTGATGGAGGCAAAACAGTCTACTCCCGTAAGTCGGGAGAGCCTGCTAGCTCTCGCACGTTGCACAGTATTGATCCTGCATATCAAAAAGAACAAGAGATACAAGTACGTTGGGCAAATCTTAAGGGAGCAGTGTTCATGGCTGACAGCGACCCTGCACTAAATGACTTGCTTGAAAAAGTTGAAATATATTATAGGCTGAAAAAATGAAACTTATTGGTCTTAGTCTTGGTGGATGCTTAACGAGTCTTATGCGTAGCGAAGTGTCCGAGGATGATGTTATGTTCATTGTAACTCGCACTAACTGTCCTGACTTTGATAGATATATCAAAGTAGTAGAGGCATATCATAAACAAGGCAATCCATACTCACGCAATCCTGAGCAATATGTATTGACGGACTATCCGCTGGAGAAAGTAACGGATCTGGCAATTCGTTTGTATAATGCGGGCAAGATTCATCAACCTCGGGTTTTTGTCGGGGACGGATACAGTGGGTCTTACCGTCATCCTGCCGAATATGGTGATGGATTGTGGATGGAAGTAGCACCTAGCAATCGTAATACTACTCCTGCAGTAGTTGAAGCATACGAAAAATACAAGATGCTGGATTCACTTACTAAATGATTGAGCATGAGATTAATCCACAAGTTTGGTTTGGGGATAGACAATTACCATATACCCCTAAACATTTTGTTTTAGCCAAAACATTATTGACTCCTGAGTCTAAGTTGTGGATCATAACAAAACTTTCGGGTAGAGTCTCGATAGTACAATACACTGATGATTCTACTGACTTTTTTATAACAGGTGACAGTTATTTTCCTGCGTTTGAAGATCCTGCAGAAGCAGTTTTGTACGAATTATATTGGTCGTAAATAAATTTTTTAACTAGTAGAAATCTAGTTAAATACTTTTGTAAATCTTAGTAGGAGAATAATATGAGTTTTTTACGACATGTAGGCAAACACGGCGACCGCAAAGTTGCAGTTATTTTTAGAGAGGTCCCGGGCGAACCTCACATGTGTTTAGTATCGTATACTGAGACACTAAATCAACACATTCATGACCCATTGATTCGCTGTATTGAATCTGATATTGGGCAGAACAGTGAAAATTTAGCGGACGCATTAAATCGCACATACACCCAAGAAGGTAAGGGCATCTTACAGACACTACACTTTGAAGGACAATTAAAGAAAGTACAAACTTCTTTAATCCTCATGACACCTCAACCAAACACTAGAATCAAGCTTGATGAATTGAACAAGATTCTGAATGAAATGAAACAGGGTGAAGACGCTGTTAAGCGATTAGCTGAACTAGATTCAAGTCGTGGCTTGCAAGACCCAGCTGATGTTGCACGTAGACTACGCGGTGACAAGATGCCTCCTGTTTCTAAAGTATCAGACGGTGCGCTAGGTGACAATGACTTGGCAAACAATTTTAGAGCGCAAGCTGAGAAGATGAGTGCTGAGGCTAAAGGCTTGATGGCTGAAGCTCAACGGTTGTTGAAAGAAGCGGCTGCTATGGATCCCGTACAAGCTGTTGTTGAAGCACCTAAGGCAAAAAGAGCATATAACAAAAAAGTAAAAGTTAGTGCATAATGAGCCCAGAATTTATTCAGAAGTGGGAACACATTCTTGAAGACGTTGAAAAGCAGAAGGTACCGATACAGTTTATTAAGAAATTGATAATCAAGTTAGAAGGTAAACGACAACAAACTATCAACATCCAAAAGTTTTTAAGTCAAGGACTTGACCCAGAACAAATAGAAGAAGCAGTTAGTAGAAAACTAAATGAATTAGATGACCAAGTCACTAGCGTAGAGTTTATACTAGATGTGCAAAGTATTGCTGAGACTGTTCAGCCGGAGACAGATAGGTTATTGAATAAATTATGAAACTAATTATAGCTTGTGATCCTAAAGGAGGAATAGGCTTTGATGGTAAATTGCCCTGGACTAACATTCAGGGCGATTTGCCAAGATTCAAGGCATTGACTACAGGTAAAGTAATACTGATGGGACGTAACACCTGGGACAGCCTACCTAAGAAACCTTTACCTAATCGCATTAACGTAGTAGTGACTAGTCAGCATATAGATGGAATCACTACACTAACTAGTTTACCAGCCAGAGACACTATGGATTTGCATGATGTATGGCTTATCGGCGGTGCAAAGTTAGTTAACAGTAGTTGGCATCTAATAGACGAAATACATTTATCAAGAACGTTTACCAAATATACTTGTGATACTTTTATAGATATAGTAAAATTAGAAAAAGAATTTGTGTGTTGGTTTAAAGAAGAACATACCGACCACTCATATGAAATTTGGAAAAGAAAATGAAACAATATCACGATTTACTACAAGACATACTAGACAATGGAGAACTTAAAGATGACAGAACTGGTGTTGGCACCTATAGTGTTTTTGGCCGTAATCTTCGCTTTGATTTGCGTAGGGGCTTTCCCGCAATCACTACTAAGAAACTTGCATGGAAAGCTTGTGCTGGTGAACTTCTTTGGTTCATTGAAGGCTCTAGTGATGAACGTAGACTGGCCGAACTCACCCATGGTACTGCCGAAGGCAAGACTACTATCTGGACCCCGAATGCGCTTGCGCCGTATTGGAAACCGAAAGCGCAGTTCGAGGGTGATCTCGGCAGGGTCTATGGTGTACAATGGCGTCACTGGAACAAAGACACGGTTGAAAAAGACATGGGTCCGGCACATAAAGGTGGCACACGCCTCGCAGTTGACCGCACAGAAGTAGACCAACTTTCAAACTTACTTGAGGGTTTGATTAAAGATCCTAATGGTCGCCGACATATTATGAGTGCATGGAACGTTGGTGAATTAGATCAAATGGCATTGCCTCCTTGTCATGTTATGAGTCAATTCTATGTCAACAAAAATAAAGAACTATCTTGTCATATGTACCAGCGTAGCGTGGATGTGTTTCTTGGCTTACCTTTTAACATTAGTAGCTATGCGTTACTCACTCATTTGATTGCTCATCACTGCGGTTTGAAAGTAGGTGAGTTGATTATTAGTACGGGTGATACTCATATCTACAAAGACCACGTTGAGCAAGTTAAAGAACAGTTGTCACGTACTGAATTCCCCGCACCTACACTGATGTTGAACTCACAAAAGAACAACATCTTTGAAATGACAATGCAAGACATTCACTTAGAAAACTACGAGAGTCATGGGCAAATCAAAGCGAATATGGCCGTCTGACAAGGGCGATATTATAACATCAACACACATCGTTCATGAATTCAGACTGAGTGATGTAGATGATCCTGATCTCCTTGCTGCCGAACCAATTTGGAATTGGCAACAAAGTGATTCAGGTAAATGGGTGATGGAGAATGCTATTCAAAAACCCAGCTGGCATCGTCACGCAGACATAAGCACATATGGTTACAAGTATCAAATAAGAGCAGACCTCACTGACGAGCAAATAACATTTTTTGAATTGAAATTTAAATGAACATTTTAGTAACAGGCGGATTGGGACTCATAGGTCACAATGTAGTTAAGCGACTGCAGGACCGAGGTCATCTAGTATCTATTATGGATACTAAAACAAACTACGGTATCATACCCCAAGATGAAATTGATTACTTGATGGCTGAACGTAGAAAGAAAATTGCAGTAGATAGTTATATATATGATAGAGACATATGTGATGCACCATCGGTAGATCACATTTTCAATGTAGAGCAGCCAGAGATTGTAATTCATATGGCTAGCTTCCCAAGACAAAAAGTAGTCAATGCGAATCCTGCATGGGGGAGTCGTGTTATGAGCGAAGGGTTGCTCAACTTGTTGGAAGCAAGCAAAAAATATGATGTTCGCAAGTTCGTGTATATCAGTAGTTCAATGGTGTATGGCGACTTCACTGACGATGTTACAGAAGATGTAGTATGTAACCCTCAAGGTCAATATGGTATTATGAAATTAGCAGGAGAATGGCTTGTTAGAGATTATTGCAGGCGTGATGGCCTTGTTGGAACAATTATTAGACCTAGTGCTGTATATGGTCCACTTGATGTTGAGGATCGTGTCATCGCTAAGTTCATGCTTACGGCGATGCGTGGTGGCACTCTCAATGTTAATGGTGCCGGGGAGACATTAGACTTTACTTATGTAGAGGATGCCGCAGATGGTATCGTTGGTGCCGCACTATCTGATAATACCGCAAACAAGACTTACAATATTACCAAATCACATAGTAGGACATTACTTGATGCAGCTAATCTTGCAGTTAAATTAGCAGGTAAAGGTACTATCAATGTACGAGATAAAGACGCAGACTTTCCTAGTCGTGGCGCATTGAACATTGATGCCGCTCGTAGAGATTTTGGCTACGATCCTAAAGTGGATGTAGAAGAAGGATTTCAAAAGTATTATGATTGGTTAAGTACTTCTGATTTTTGGACAAAGAAGAATGTCTAAAACTTTTTGTGTTTTGCCGTGGCTTAACCTAACAGTAGACCCTGACGGTAGTATAAAACCTTGCTGTGTATCACAGGACTTTATAAAGAAAAGTGACGGAACAAAATACAATTTAGGTTATGATACTATTGAAGAAATATATAACAGTACCGACTTCATTAACATAAGAACACAGATGTTGAATGGGGAGGAAGTACATGGGTGCAGTCAATGCTATCAACATGAAAAGATCGGCGGCGCAAGTCAACGTATAATGTACAATGACATGTGGAAAAATAGACAGTACACTGAACCTGTAGCTGATGTAAAGATTCATTACTTTGACTTGCGGTTTGGTAACTTGTGCAATTTAAACTGTAGAAGTTGCAACCCTAGAAATAGCACTCAACTTGCAAAAGAATTTAATGAATTGTCACATACTACTATATCAAAGTTTCATGATTTAACTGAAGTAGATATTAACTCATGGTATGAAACTCAAACATTTTCTGATAACTTAGAAAAACAGCTAGATAATATTGAAATGCTGTATGTCACCGGCGGAGAGCCCACTATTAATCAAAAGAACTTTGAATTACTAGAACAATTAATTGACTTGGGTTATAGCAAGAATATTGTGTTAATGCTTAACACCAATATGACAAACACTAATCCTAAATTCTATGCAATGATTAAACAGTTTAAGTTTGTTATATTCTTTGCAAGTATTGATGGGTACGGTGATATGCAAGAGTACTTGAGATATCCAAGTAAGTGGTCACAGATTGATAGTAACTTACAAAAGTTATTAAGTCTAGGAAACAATATTAGTATTAGATTGTCGCCAGTGATACAGATAACGAATCTAAATAGAATCACTGAATTATTTGAATACTTTGAATCTATTAATAGAAAACTACGACGATGTGCGTTCGAACTTTTCCCTATCATACTAGAGAACCCTGATTATCTAAACGCAAGAAACTTACCGTTAGATTTTAAAATTAAGTCTTGGGAATTAATTGAACAATGGGTAAGTACTAACTGTAAATATCAAAAGCCTATATTTCATAATAAACTAACTGCATTAAAAAATAAATGTTTTGAGGATGTAGATTACACAGAAAAATTATCAGAATACTTTGAATTTAATGACTTATTGGATCAACACCGAAGCCAATCATTAAATGATGTTAACCCCAACCTATACAAACTTAAATGAACATACCACACTTCGGTCTAGTAAGACAGTATAAGAACATCGGTGAAGAATTACTAGATGCAACACACCGTGCATTAAAAGATGGCATTTTAATGAACGGGCATTATACCCGCTCGTTCGAAGAATGGTTGAAGCATAAAACTAAAACCAAGTATGCAGTAACAGTGCATTCAGGAACACAAGCACTAGAGATTATTGCACGTTACAAAAAGATTAAGCATACACAAACGATGCAGGGTAATCCTAAAGTTCGTTTACCTAACTTAACTTATCCTGCAACACTCAATGCATTTTTGACTGCAGGGTGGGACGTTGAACTAGGTGACACTGACAAATGTGGTATAATGAATCGTGAACCGCGAACTAGTGGTATATATGATTGTCTTATGGGATTTGCAGGACGTAGACCATGGCCAGAAGCAAGATATGAAGACAGTCACGGTGTTATAGTTGACGGAGCACAGCATTGGTTAGTAGCGGACGGCAACGTTGGTAGCGGTATGGCAATAAGTTTTGACCCTACTAAGAATCTAAATGCTAGTGGCAACGGTGGTGCTATCGTAACAAACGATGAAAAACTCTATCTATATGCCGCAAGGTATAGAGACAACAACAAACCTGATTTCTATGATGTGGGCACTAACTCTAAGATGAGTGAGCAAGATTGTGCTCAACTGTTGGTCAGGGTCAAACATATTGATGCATGGCAGATACGTAGACAAACGATTGCTAAATTTTGGTGCGAACGATTTAGTGAGTTACCATTGTCCTGCTTATCTGATACAAATAATCCACATGCCAATCAGAAGTTTGTAATGTACTTACCTGATCGTAACTCATTGCTTACTCACATGATGGTTAACGGAATTGATTGTAAACGTCATTATGAGTATGTGCTAGGTGACTTACCTACAACTAACGGTATGACAAAGCCGGACATGCTTTCTACAAGCGTAATGCTATCAAGAGGCGTTATTAGCTTACCGATCTATCCGGAATTGACTGATTCTGAAGTCAATTATATAGCCGAGAAGGTGGATGAATTCTTCGGAGAATGAGTACCTAGTATAAATACGGGTACTATGTGGATATTAACTGTACTGCCGGAATGGGTCACTCACGCTATCTTTGCTGTGGGTGTACTGGGAACTATAGCAGGGTTCATCTTGGGTTTTGTCCCCTTTATCAGGGCTTATAAATTTGCTATACAAGTTATCAGTTTATTGATACTTACTCTTGGAGTTTATCTTGAGGGCGGGCTAGCTGACAATAAAGAATGGCAGCTAAAAGTCAAAGAGATGGAAGCAAAACTTGCACAGGCTGAAGCTAAGTCTAGCGAGAAGAACATTGAAATCCAAGAAAAAATAGTAGAAAAAACTAAGATAGTCAAAGAAAAGGGCAACGACATTATCAAGTATGTCGATAAATGGAACACCAAAGAAATCATCAAAGAAGTAGAAGGTCCGGAACGAGTAAGACGAGAAGAAGTTATAAAATACATTGAAAATTGTCCTGTACCTAAGGAATTCGTAGATATACATAATCAGGCTGCTGAATTAAACAAAGGTGACAAGAAATGAAACACATATTAATAGTTCTATTTCTTTCGGGATGTGCGACCACAGTCGTACCTGTCGCACAAAAATTTCCAAATGCAGCACCAGAATTAATGAAAAAATGCGAAGACTTGAAGAAGGTCGAAGGTGACAAGGTGTCTATAACTGACATGTTAAAAGTCGTAGTTCATAACTATTCTTTGTACTATGAATGTTCAACTAAAATAGATGGGTGGCAAGAGTGGTATCTTGAGCAAAAAAAGATATTTGACTCTGCAAAATAATAGCATATTAACCACTCATTTGTCAATTGGTCATCTTTTGATAAATACACTATACATTAGGATTTTAGCATGACCACCCCGGAAATAATTAACATAGGCGCATTACCCAACGATGGTGAAGGTGACCCGCTACGTACAGCATTTCAAAAAATCAATAACAACTTTGCAGAAATATTTTCGACTGGTGTATTCACGTATCTTGGTATCACTACTGGAAATACAGCTAATCAAGTTATTTTTGAGACTGACGCAAACATATTCACTCAGGGTGTTTTTCAAATAAATTCATACTTGCCAAATACAGCAAACAGTCAAAACATCACACTCAATGCGGCAATTAATAACGGCGCAAATAATGTAAAGTTTACTGCATTTGCAACTACTATGTTTGGTAACTATGTGGTATCCAATTATAATATGGATTTAGTGGGTGGTAACGTAAGAATTTTAGTCAACCCCAATGCAAATGCCACCATAGAGCATTTTGTATCGGCTCAAATTACTTTCAATGAAGTAGTACTCGGAATGCCACTAGGTCTAGAAGGATTCTCCGGTGATGTATTAGGCACTGAAAATAGCATTCCTTTAACAACTGAACAGCCTGCGTAATGAGAGCAAAAGAATTTATCACTGAGCAACGAACAGATGGACTAACAGTTGCATCTTACTCTTTGCCCAACACCTATATCATGCCTGATTTAAAAAATAATGATTTCTATGAGTTATATAGATTTGGCGTAGCGTTTGCTGCCGTCAGAGGCGAGGGCGGCCAAGACGATGGTGTCCAAAATGAATTTAAAAACGAATTTCAATCAGAAACATCTTGGGGAGAGCATCAATTAGTTTCTTCTGAATTCGATGAAGACCTAGGTAATACTATTGACAAAACCTTGAAAAAAGTAGGAAAGACTGGTAAAAAATTAGTCACCGCTGCTAATAGTAATGAAATACCTAACACCAATATACAATCAACTCTCAAGCCCTTTAAAGGATATAAAAAATGAGAGCAAATGAATTTGTATTCGAATCTAAAGTTGGCAAAATATCTGACCATCAACAACAAGCTACCCGCGGGTTAAATATTTTTTCAAAGAAAATAGACAGCTATGATAGACAATATGATTTAAATCGTCTAATGATGGCCGTAGCAAGTAGTGATGGAATAAATCCAATTGAAATGCCTGCAGAAAGTTGGGTAGGTAAACACAATACTGCACATGCCTACACCAAAGAGGAACAAGATATGCTTAAATTAGCATATAAAGCTGCCGGATTAGAGTATAAAGATTTAAATAAAGGTGATATGGATAGTGAAGAATTATCATCTGCTAATACTCAAAGTGTTGTAAAGCCTTTTAAGGGCTACAAGAGAAAATAATTTATCAGTCTATTCTGAGAATAAGTAATTCTATAAATTACAGGAATCTCAATGATTGATATCAACAACACTCTCGACCTAATCAAATTAAAATTTTACAACGAGTGGCTATACACAGCCCATATCTATGACGAGGGCGATAGCCCGATGCATGAGAACATGACACGTGAAGTTGTAAAAACATATATTGACCCGTTAAATCTACCCAAGAATACTAGAATCTTAGATTTAGGTTGCGGTCCTGGTTACTTCTTAGATGAAATGAAAACTAGAGGTTATACTGACTTAACCGGTGTAACATTGAGCCCGGGTGACGTTGACATTTGTGAAAAGAAAGGTCATACTATTAAGAAATATGACTTGACATTCTTACCGCAGGAAAAAGGTTACCATGATGAATCTGTAGAATTCATCTTCTTGCGTCATGCATTAGAACATAGCCCATATCCTATTTTTAGCTTGATGGAATACAATCGTGTGTTGAAGCAAGGTGGCAAGATTTATATTGAAGTACCCGCTCCTGACTGTGATCGCCGACATGAATATAACTTGAATCACTACAGTATCTTAGGACAGAATCAATTGGCAGCGTTGTTGCATCGTACCGGGTTTGATATCAATAGTTTTAACGTACTAGAATTTGATATCAGTATGCCAAATCAAGAAACAGGCGAGCAAGTTACTATGAAAGAAAAGTATTTCTGCATCATGGCAACTAAACAGAGACCATTAGATATTAAGTAATGACTATCCGGGATAACTTTCAAAAGGCAAAATATGTCTACGTGATATATCCCGGAGCAACCGGTGGCAATCATGTGTGTAACATGATTAGCCTCTGTAAAGATTTTGCTCCTAGAGTAGAGGTGGATAAAGATTATCCTACTTGGCTTGTAGAACAATACAAAAAAGTTCCATATACTAAAACTTTCCCTAAATATGTAAATGCTCATGTTGGTAAGGACATACATCATATAGATAGATTATATGAATATATCCCCAAAGAACAAGTATTGAATAATGACAGAAAGCTATTGATTCAAGGGCACATCTTTAATTTTTACCACGCATACGATACTGAAATATTGAAAGAGTTGGGTAAAGACTATGTTGGTATCATTTTAGATTATCCAGAAGAGGGTACGCTACCCTATCATAGAATAACAACCTATGAATATCATAGCCCTATGAGAGATTATCATTTCCCTACTGAAATAGGTAGCATTCACAATGATAGTTACATAAAAATTGATGATAGTAACGGCTTCATGTTTAAGACCGTAAATCTTTTTACCAAAAATGGAAGCGAAAATCTACGTGTGTTGTTAGCTGATAAGTTTGGAATAGAATTGCCAAAAGCCGCTGACCAATTGCATGAAATGTGGTGGAAGTGGATGACTCATATTTTAGATCCAAAAACAATTGCACTTTGGGGACAACCTCCTCTAGGATTTCCAAATATAAAAACTAGATAAATACTCTCTATATAGAGAGTATTTTTATGGCTAATCCACCCCCACCATACGCAAACATTACCGGCATCTCCCGTGCCGCAATGAAAGACAACGCACAAGAAACTTTGGTAAATTATGACGGCAATGCTCGCCCAGGCGAATTAGTTGTCAATCTAGAAGTTGATCCTCCTGCACTTTATGTTGGTAATAATGCCGGCCAACTTACTGCAATTAGTAGTAGCGGCATCACTTCGGCATACGGACAATTTTGGAGCAATGCCTCACAAACTGTAGCAAGTGCTAATACTGAATATCGGTTTTCATTCAACAACTCTGACCCGACCAGCAATGTAGTGTTGGGGACAGGTGCCAGCAATAGTCGTATTATCATCAATCAAACTGGACTGTATAATATTCAGTTCAGCGCACAAGTGGACAAGGCTCTTGGTGGCGGCACCACTGCCTCAGCAACCATATGGTTCAAGAAAAATGGCACAGCTATTCCAGATAGCGCAGGATTTGTCACATTAGACCAAAATCTTCAAGTAGTTCAAAGTTATAACATTCTTGCTAATGCAACTTCCGGTGACTACTATGAAATAGCCTATTCTGCCAGTGCAACTGTGTTTAGCTTTCCAACTATAGCAGGAAATGCCATAATTGGATATCCAGCAAGTCCAAGTATCATTGTCACAGTGACCCCGGTGTAATTAAATTTAACACTGGTACAATTGTATAATGTTCGATCCATTTAAACAAAGTAAACTTCAATCGGCATATTCTAAACTCAAGGATGTAACAGTCCCTGAGAAGGATATGTCGCTTGACGAATTGAAACGTTTAAGCGGGTCAGGTAAGATTACAGGAGAAACTTCAGTGACTCCCAATCATGAGCTAGCGGCAAAGAAATCTCAGTACATGCGTGAGAACAATATTAAGCCGGGTGATAAAGAGTGGTTCAAAGTTATGTTTGCTAAGCCGCATCTTACCGGCGAAGACCCATTTTCTAAATAGTAGTACACTAACTACTAAATAACTGTATGAGTAAACCTACCAACAATGCACCTTCATTAGTTAAAGATCCGTATAAAAAGACGCAATTTAAAACTGATAAGGATCTGCAAGAATTTATAAAGTGTTGCGATCCTAACACGGGATATCTATACTTCATGGATAACTTCTTTTACATACAACACCCTACTAGGGGTTCAATGTTGTATCACCCGTGGGAATATCAAGAACGATTAATTGATACATATCATAGATATCGTTTTTCCATATCATTAATGCCTCGTCAGTCAGGTAAGTCAACTTCGGCTGCAGGTTATCTCTTGTGGTATGCTATGTTTGTACCCGACAGTACAATTCTTATTGCGGCGCACAAGTATACAGGTGCTCAAGAGATTATGCAACGTATTCGTTATGCATACGAAGCATGTCCCGACCATATTAAAGCCGGTGTTACTACGTATAACAAAGGCTCACTTGACTTTGAAAACGGATCACGTATTGTTTCAGCTACAACAACCGAAAACACAGGTCGTGGTATGTCTATCTCTCTACTATACCTTGATGAGTTCGCATTCGTGCGACCCTCTATTGCGACAGAATTCTGGACTGCCATTACGCCTACATTGTCAACTGGTGGTAAAGCAATTATCACAAGTACTCCAAACAGTGACGAAGACCAGTTTGCTTTGATCTGGAAGGGTGCTAACAAGACAGAAGATGAGTATGGTAACAAGACAGAGATAGGTGTTAACGGTTTCAGATCCTATCGTGCTTATTGGACCGAACAACCCGGCCGAGATCAAAAGTGGGCTGACGAAATGAAGGCCCAACTTGGTGAGGATCGTTTCAATCGAGAGATTGGTTGTGAGTTCATTATTGCTGATGAAACACTTATCAATCCAAACACACTAATCATGCTAGAAGGTAAAGAACCTGCCACTAGGATGGGACAAGTTCGTTGGTATAAGAAGCCTGAGAAGGGGAACATATATGCAGTTGCACTAGACCCAAGCTTAGGTACAGGTGGTGACCCGGCAGCTATTCAAATCTTTGAAGCTAATACTACGACTCAAATAGGTGAGTGGAAGCACAACAAGACAGATATTCCTACACAGATTAAATTGATTGCACAAATTAACAAATACATTGTTGAATGCACGAACGAACCAAACAGTTTGTACTATTCAATAGAAAATAACAGTATCGGTGAGGCAGCTATTGTTTCGTTAAATGAATACGGTGAGAGTAATATTCCTGGTATCTTTTTGAGCGAAGCCGGGAAGAATCGTAGGGGATTCAACACTACTAACAAGAGCAAACTCGCAGCCTGTGCTAAGTTTAAAACACTAGTAGAGAGCAAAAAGATGACTATTCATAGCTTTGGATTAATTTCAGAATTAAAAGCATTTGTAGCATCCGGGGGAAGTTATGCGGCAAAAATAGGCGATACTGACGATTTGGTCATGGCTAGCTTATTGATTGTACGTATTTTGCAGGTTCTGAGTGATTATCACTATAACCTTGAGAATCATATGCGAGACCATGAGGAATACATTGCCCCCTTGCCCTTCTTTGCTGTATTGAATTAACATACAAAGATAAATACATCTATGTCAATCAATTCAGAAGCTTTACAGCGCAAATTATACGATCTTTTAGATAACAAAGGTTATAATCCAAAACCAATGGATGCTACAGGAAAAATTACTCCTGTACCAGAAGAAGCCGCAGTCATAAAATTTGATTTCATCAAAGATGGTGAAAATTACGGTAAGGTTTGGATTTCCATTGACGGATCTAAAAAATTAAAGATATACTACGGTGATAGTGTATCTAGTAGCCCAAGCGACAACACATCAGGAACACCTTATTCTGACAGTTGGACAGCACTAATCAGTCATCTTAAGAACTGGGCACAACGTAGACAATTAAGTTTTGAATTACGCAACGAGAATCATTTAGAAGCCGACATGGCACAAAGGGAACATATGGACAAGAAAGAAAGAGTATCAGAGGGTTATTACCCAATGGGTAAAAGTGCTAGTTATAGCGATGCTGTACCTTCAGTTAAAATCGTTATTGAACACTCACGTAAGATTGAAGAAGGTGAACAACGCTATCGTAACATCAATCGTATTTTCGTAGAGAATGCAAGCGGTGAGCGTTTCTTATTGAACACCACAAAGCCTGGCATTGCACGTGTTTATGCTCGTCACATCGCTGAAGGTGGTACACCGTATGATGACCGTGGTCAACACATCAAAGGCTTAGTTGAAGAATATTCAAAGATGGCAGGCTTTGTTCGTGCTACACGTAATGGTCAGTTCAATGAATCTAGTCAAAAACTAATTAATGAAGGTGTAAACCATTATAATTCATTGCGTGAAACATTATCACGTATGTCTGGTAAGCGTGGATACGAAGCATACTTTGAATCATGGACTCCATCATTGATGGAAGACGATAGTGATACGACTGCTGTTAACGAATTGTTTGTGCAAGAAACAGTTGATCCTCGCATTGAATCTGCAATGCCAATCTTAGCTAAACTTTCTAAGAACATTAGTGAAATGACTGAAGTTACAGAACTAGCTGAGTGGGCTGATAGCTTACTTGAAGGTGGCGATGGTGGCGAAGCTAGTGAAGAAACCGACGGTGATACTGCAGGTGATGCAGGTGAAGGCGGAGCAGAAGATGTAGATGATGATATCAACGAAGCTGCCGGCGCAGAAACACTAGCTCACAATGAAAAAACAGAAGCCGGCAATCTAAAAGCATTTGGATTAGCCGAAGAAGGTGACGGTGGTCAGACTGCATTAAACCCACAAGGTATTCCTGAAGGAAGATTAGACGGTGGTGACGATATTGATAGTCCTGTTGCTAGTGCCATTCTACGTAGAATCTTAATGCAACGTCTAGACTTATTATCAAAGTACGGTCCAGAGAAAGTCTCTAACGCAATCGGTGATGTAGCTGACTTTGTAGGTGATGTTGACGAAATTGGTTCAAGTGATGTTAGCGGTTGGATCAAACAGGTTGAGCGTGGCTTAGCCGATTCCCCTGTTGATGAAGGTATCATTGACAAGATTAAAGATGTTGGTCAAAAAGCATTAAACAAATTAGGTCACGGTAGTGACGAAGACTTGTTGAAAGACTTGAAAAAGAGAGCCGGCGTTCGCAACCCTGAAAACGGTAAGCCAAGTATGGCTCACAGTGATGTTGAGAAGGTTGACGAGGAATTAGATGCTGACCAGAAACGTGCAGGGCAATGGGGTCCAACTGGTGGTCCTGCAAAGATTGGCGATCTAGTTGGTGAAAACTTTATCAACACTGATGACCAAGCTGTTGTTACTGAAGTAGATACCGGTGAATACGATGCTCGTAAATCAAGTTCCAAAGGAGAAACTACTCCTGAACAGGAAAAGGATTTCCGTAAGAAAGTACAAGCATACGGTAAAGAACTAGACCAAAGACAAAAAGAAAAAGAAAAAGTCAAAGAAGGTCATGATGA